TGTTAAAAGCAAATCACTCAACTAAGGTCTCTGAAAAGTTTACCGTTGACGATGATAAGATCATTATCAAGAAAACCTTTGACGCATCCCACATGCTCAAGGACGCGGCACAAGCGCGTGAGGTAACACAGAACAGCTTTGGCTCGGATTACAAGCATGTGGGCAACGTAGACATGGGTTTGCTGTCCGTATGGCTTAAAGAGGCAGGTGTGTCTTGGACTGATACACAAGCGGTCAAAGATGTGTTAAAACGTAAGTTGGCAAGCAACGAATTTAGCGCCCTTCGGGTCTGGGAAGGTAGTTACTAAGATGGAAATGGACGCGATTTTGAATATACTTTTCGGAGTTGTCATCGCTGGCATTGGCTGGTGGTTAAAGACGCAACGCGAAGAGCTGGATCGCCTTCGTATTCTGCTTAATCGAACCCGCGAAGAAATGGCTAAAGAATACGTCACAAAGTCTGACAGCTCTGAGGTTCTTTCTCAAATTATGAACAAGTTTGATCGGCTTGAAGAGAAAATTGACCGACTAATGGAGCGGTAAGATGATTGAGGTTCTCGCTCTCGCAAGTGCGGTTAGCACTATCGCAGGCGGGATCAGTTCCGCCGTGCAAGCGGGCAAGGACGTTGGCTCTGTGCTGCCGCAGTTTGGCAAGCTGGCAAAGCTGGAAGCCGACATTCACCTCGCAGAGCAGGGCAGGCATAAAGGCCCGCTGGGCAGGCTTACCTCTACTGAGGAGGAAGGCTTTGCAATTGCCAATGCCAAGATAAAACATAAGGAAGCTATGGATACCCTTCGCAGCCATTGCCAGCTATATGGACCGCCGGGGATGTGGGAGACAGTGCAACGTGAGATGGGTGCAGCCAGAGCGCGGCAGAAGAAAGCTCTGGAGGAGCAAGCCGCTAAACGTGACCGCATCTTTTACTTCATTACGATTGCGGTCGCCTGCATAGTTTTTGCAGTCGGCAGCGGCGGCTTGCTCTGGCTCGCAGCCTTGCTAGCGGATGAGGTGAGATAATGTGGGTGCTTCTTTGGTTTCAGCTTTCTGCAAGCGTCATTCACTTCGAGGTTGGCCAGTATAGCTCTGAAAAAGATTGCACGGATGAGCTGCGCAGGGCGTCTGTTCTGGTGACGAAGAACAATGAGTATCTGCAATGCTTAAAAATTACGAAAGGTAAATAGAATGGCACACACGATACTTGATGACTGGAAGGTTCTGCCGCGCTTGATGATGCTGGCGGTTACTGTGCTGACCTATCAGGCGGTACATTGGTTTATGTCGTTACCTGACCCCAGCGTTGCCCAGTCAGGGCTTGTCAGCGTCTGTATGGGGGCGCTCACAGGCTGCTTTGGCATCTGGATGGGTAAGGAGTCCAAAACGAGCGTAACCAACACTGGTTCAAGCTCAAAAGTCGAGTATGAGGTGGGGCAATGAGCTTTCTCAGAGATCTGATAGCGCCAGCCACAGAGTTGGCAGGAAAATTCATTCAAGACAAAGATCAGGCCGCACGGCTCGCGCATGAGTTAAGCACGATGGCCGACAAGCACGCCCAAGAAGCCATGCTTGCGCAGATCGAGGTCAACAAGGCTGAAGCGGCCAGTGGCTCAGTGTTTAAGGGCGGCTGGCGTCCTTTTATCGGATGGGTTTGCGGCGCTGCTTTTGCATACCACTTTGTCCTACAGCCATTCATCGTCTTCGGCGTTACCGTTGCTGGCGTCGAGATACCGGAGCTGCCTACATTTGACATGGGCAGCTTGATGACCGTTATGATGGGAATGCTCGGCTTGGGCGGTCTCCGCAGCTACGAAAAGAAACAGGGGCTAACGAAGTAATGGAAAACATCAAACTACCTCTGGCCCTTGTTGCTGCAATGGCCGTCCAGTTGGCCGCTGGTGTGTGGTGGGTCAGCCAGCAGGCTGCAACTATTGCCAGCCTAGAAGAGACTGTCGGTCAAATAGGCTCTCGCATGGCCATCGAAGACAACATCAATTTGAAGCGCGATGTCCAAGACAACGCGATGGAGCTGGAATATGCTTTCGTTGAGGTTGAGGAGATTTGGGATGAGCTGGCATCTATGACAATGGCCATTGGTGAGATCAACAAAATCAAGCAAAGGGTTGCTCTTATCGAGAACGATTTGAAATATATTAACCGTGACCACAACGGCATCATGGATATGAAGGGCGGCAAATAGTCATGTTCCTCGCGGCCCTCCTGATATGCTCGACATTGGAGGCGCAATCCTGTGTGGTCGTCGCAAATACGAACAATATATGGTACAACGAGGCTAAGTGTCAGGCAGACGCGATGAACTTGGCGCTTGAACTGGTTGACAAGGGCTTTGCCGTAAGGCCGTATTGTTTCAAAGTTGGAGAAAACACATGAGTAGAGCTACACCAGCGAAGGGCAAGGCCCGAGTTAAAGTTACATCAAGCGGGCGCAAGGTCAGCTATGGGCAAGCGGGCAAAGCGAAAGACGGCGGGCCACGGGTCAAGCCCGGCACATCCAAGGGCGATGCGTATTGCGCACGCTCTGCCGCGCAGAAGAAAAAGTTTCCCAAGGCTGCGGCTGATCCAAACAGCCCACTAAATCTTTCACGCAAGCGCTGGAAATGCTCCGGCACTAAATCGAAGAGGACTTAATGAAATGGGACTGTATTCAAACATCGCAAAAAAGCGTGCGCGCATTAAAGCCGGAAGCGGAGAGAAAATGCGCAAGCCCGGCACTAAAGGAGCGCCAACGGCCAGTGCATTTAAAGCGGCTGCCAAGACAGCAAAGAAAAAGGCTAAAAAATGAGCAAGGCAATGGCAACGCTCCAAGCTAAAATCGGCGCAACAGCCGATGGCGAGTTTGGCCCAAATACAGCGCGAGCAATCGCAAAGCACTTCAACCTATCCCCGGCGCGTGGCGCTCACTTGATGGGGCAGGCATCGCATGAGAGTGGTGGCTTCAAGCGCACCCGTGAGAGCCTGTATTACAGCACGCCAGAGCGCATCCAAGCTGTTTGGCCATCGCGCTTCCCAACTGTTGCCGATGCAGAGCCGTATGCCAAAAACCCAACCGGGCTTGCTGGCAAGGTTTACGCTGGCCGCATGGGCAATGAGAATGAAGCGCAGGCCAGCCTGTACATTGGTCGAGGATTTCTTCAGTTGACCGGGCGGAATAATTATCGGGCGTTTGCGTCCGACATGGGCGTGCCGAAGGTTATGACCGACCCAGACTTGGTGGCTGACGAATATGCCTTTGAGACTGCGCTGTGGTTCTTCAATAAGAATGGATTGTTTGCCATTGCCGACGAGGGTGTGACGGATGACGCTATCAAGCGCATAACCAAGCGTGTGAACGGCGGCTATCATGGTCTGGATGATCGAAGCAACCAGAGCAAGAAAATCCACACTTGGCTCATGGCTTAGCTAACTGGACTAAGCTAAGTGGCCAAGCAAGATCAAAAAGCCAGCGCAGCGGTGGGTAGGGCCGGAGAGCATTTAGCCCTCGCCTATTTGTCGCTCGCTGGCTACATCTGCACGCTCTGCCAGATCAAAGACCACGATGCGTATATACAGACGGATACACAGACGTTGACCTTACAGGTTAAGACAGCCAGCAAGACGCATAAAACCAGCAGAAGTTACGCATTCCACACGCCGAAAAAGAACGTCGATGTGTCAGACGTGTTTGCGTTTGTATCCATTGAATTAGGCGCTGTGATCTTCCGCCGAGGTGATGAGCTGACTTCTGTGACAACATACATTTCGCCAGAGGAATTTATGGATGAAAAGCAGTCGATGCAAAAAACATTCGACAGCTTCAAATAACCGCTTGTGGGTTGGTGTACGGTTGATTAGAAAGTCTGAGTGGGTGGCTTAACCGTAACCGTTGTTTATTGGTTGTGCGTTACCGAATGTGCCAACATCACGCCACCCACACGACTTCAAAATATAATTGCGACCAGCATCATTAAGCCAGCGCCGCTTGCGAAGCCAAAGATGGCTCCGACAAGTCCGGCGATGTGAATTTTACGCTCTACATCTTCGTCAATCATCTAAACTCTCCACCATTTGTATTCTCTCGCCAATCCAACGCATAACCGGAACAGCCATTGAGTTGCCCATTGCCTTATATCGAGGCCCATCCGGGCAATCTTCTGCTGGTTTATTGCGCCACGGTATTTGCGTGTAGTCGTCAGGGAAGCCTTGCAAGCGTTCGCATTCAGTTGGGGTTAGGCGGCGGGCTGCGCTGGTACTATGTAGAATGTGTCCGGCGTTTATATCTTGCTGGGTTACAGTGCCTCCCGCGCTACTTGCGCGCGTTAATGTCCCCACCACCGCTGGCGTCTTGCTCTTGTCCAGCGTTGGCGTGACTTCCGTTGACACGCTGTCGCCTTGGTTGGCGCTGTTTTGCGCGCCGAAGGCTATTGGTTGCAATATGTGGTAGTCGCCCGTTAATGCCTCCTGATTACCCAACCACAGCTTTGTGCCAGCGCTAGCCATCAATGTGCCAATATTAGGTTTCCCACTAGCAACTACTGGCACAATAGCCTCAGTCTCTACTGACTCGTTTCCTGTGCGACTGAATGGAGCGCCTGTTGTAACTGTGGGGGCAGCTTTTTGCCCCGCTTCTCGGCTCGGCGCAGGATGCCCTGACAGGCTTTCGCGCTCAAATAGAACCGCTGCGGCACGTCGCCAGTCTCCAAGGTATCCGACAACGAACACACGCTTGCGTCGCTGGGCCACGTTGAAGTATTGAGCGTCAAGGCTTCTGTAGGCGAACCCATACCCGAGCTGGCCCAACGCCCCGAGGAAGGTTCCAAAATCCCGTCCTCGTTGGCTAGACAAGACGCCGGGGACGTTCTCCCAAACCAGCCACTTGGGCTGATATTGTGCAGCAATGGCAAGATAGGTGAGCATAAGGTTGCCTCTTGGGTCATCAAGTCCTTTGCGAAGTCCTGCGACTGAAAAACTTTGGCAGGGGGTTCCTCCGACCAAAAGGTCAATTGATCTGTCAATGGGCCACTCCTTAAATTGTGTCATGTCGCCAAGGTTAGGGACATCTGGGTAATGATGCGCCAGCACGGCGCTTGGGAACTTTTCTATCTCGCTAAACCACTGCGGTTCCCAGCCAAGTGGATGCCACGCGGCGGTGGCGGCTTCAACGCCAGAGCAAACTGAGCCGTATTTCATGTGTCACCCTCATCAAAACAGTTATTCAACGGCTGAATAGGTTGCTTACTAAATACCCATCGCCACTGGCGCTTGGTGTAACCCGGAACTTCAACAAAATCACGCACGCGGTAAACCTTGTTCGCTTGCCACATTTTCTTGAGATAGCTTGACGTGCGAGGAATGCTGTCACCCAGCAGCTCAGCCGCCTCAGCTGCCGTCACGCGCTGGTCATACGGGATCAAGGAAAACAGGCGATTGCCTTGGTCAATGCTGTGTTGTTTGCTGGCCTCAGCTGCGCGCTGCATAGATGGGGCCATAGTTGTCGGCCGACGCGGGCCAGATGGCAGAGCTTCACGTTTGCGCTGGCGATACATGAGATTTTCAAACTCCCACAGGCAATGGCCGTATGTGATCTCGTAACGCTCGTGCTTATCGGTTACGCCCTCCAGCTTGGCCCTCAATCGCTCTGCTGCATCTTTTTCATATCGCGCTTTAGCAGATCGAGAAGCGCTTTCTGCTCTTCCAGCCGTTGCTTTAAGTTTGGCCTCATCGCCGTCTTCTGCTCGGTCAGCATTATGCTGTTGTTGCGCTCCAGCCTTTTTATAATAATCTGAGTTTGGTCCGTACTCACGTTTTTTCCTTTCGAGTTTTATGTTCGCAGCCGAACAAATGCGATATATTGTTGACGGTGATACGCGCAGCAATTCTGCGGTTTCAATTTGTGACATGCCTTGCTGAGCGCAGTCAAGAACGTGGCGGGTGAGCGCATCTGGATCGTATTTCATTCGTCTTCCTCGCAAAATAAGCCACAGTCGGGCATAGTTTTCAATGGGCGACCCTTCGCCTTGGGATCAAGTTCATCAAGAAAGATGCGCTCATTCTTTACGCGCACAAGCCTTGCTCCCAGCCTGCGTGATTGCTCTGCACGCTGATCAAAGACTTCTGGAAATTCGCGGCGCACCAAATTCCAATATGTCGGGCTGGTCGCCTTTACACAGCCAATGCAGTTAGCGTTTGGAAAACCGCGCCCGTAAATCTCAGGCAACTTTATGCCAGCGGCACGGATCATGTCGGCACAATCATTCTTTGTCATGTTGGCGTCAATCAGGATCGGCAATACATTGTCCCGCTCAGTCATAACAAACCTGTCATGCCTGTTGCGCTCATCAACGGTAAAGCCAAGAACATGCCAATCAACTGGATGGCTTTCCTCCCACTCTTGGCGAGCGCGCTTTTTAAGCTCAACCGTACATGGTGCGCCGTGTGGGAAAGCCATGCCCTTGCGGCGGTCAAATACGTCAACCACAGATGCCAATGGATATTTTGAATTGACTGCGTATTGAATATCAATGCCAACCCATTTGGCCACATCTTCAGCAAAACGCTTGTTATCGTGATGCTCCTCAATAACAGGATTGTTGACAGCGTACACATTGTCAGCGCCATACTTGTCAACGGTTAGCTTGAGTGCCGCAGCACTGGCCGCGCCGCAAGAAAACCAGACTGCAATTTTCATTCGTCTTCCTCCATTGGTTCAATCTTACCCTTGCCATCGCAGTTATCGCAATCTTCCATAACGGATTCAAAGTCGCCATGCCAAGTTGAGCTTTGACGAACCCAAACATCGCGCTCAACCTCGCCTTCGCCATCGCACTCAGGGCAGTTAATCTTATTGTTCATAGCATTGCGCTCCTGATGAACAATGGCACTGCAAACAGAGCCAAGAGAAATATGATTTCGGCGGCAATTTCTAGCTTATGTTTCATTGTTGGTTCTCCCGGTTTGAGTGGGGAGCCGAAGCTCCCCGGTTGTGTTAAATGTAAAATTTGCCTACGCCGCCACCAATGTCTGAGAACCGTCTATCAGCGTGCAAAACTTTTTTTCCACCGCGCGGGCCGATAACAACAGACAAGGTGGTGGCGTATAACGTGCCTTCCCCGAAGCAGCAGAAGCTGGCGTATGAGCCATGATCGGATACATCAATGCGTAAATCATACTCTGGAGCATCTCCTTCGATTGAACTCTGCGTGTTTTTCTTCATTGCAGACATCAAGCGAAGTGCTGCTCGCTTTTGAGACATGTTGAGTTTTGATGCGTCGATTTTTTCGATTGCTGTTGCGATTGTCATATCCGTTCTCCATCTGTTTATACAATCACACTAATCCGCAAATCATCCTATGTAAATACTAAAGATGCACTTGCATAAACTTTTTTTAGGATGTAACGTCCTATCAAATTAACCTTGGAGGGTGACATGAAGAAAGAAAGTCGTGTGGTCTTAACTGAAGCCCAGCATGAGGCGCTGACGTTAGCCGCCGAGCGCACTGGCATGGCGCTGGCCACGTTTATCAGGTCGGCGGCACTAACCGTGGCGGCCAATGCAGGCATTCACGCTGAACAGCCGCGAGCTGACTAATGGTCAACGGGCGCAATAAGGGTGCAAGTTTCGAGCGGGAAGTTGCCAACATGCTGCGCGATGAGCTGGGCATAGGCTTCAAGCGCGACCTCGAGCAATACCGCGCTGGCGCTCATGCTGACCTGATCCCAGACGATCCGGCATTTCCGTTTACGTTGGAGCTAAAACGATACAAGGACGGCCCAATCGGCGGTTCGCCTTCATGGTGGGAGCAGGTCAAAACCGCCGCCGAGCGTGAGCAAAAGATACCCTGCCTAATATATAAATACGACCGTAAGCCGATGCGATGTGTGATCCCGCTGGCTGCGCTAACCGATTGTGATCACGATTACACAGTAGAGGTCGATTTTGAGACCTTCTGCTTTATTGCTAGGGAGGCAATGCAATGACTGAAGACCAAATTAAAACTTTAATTGACCACGCCGCCGAGAGCCTTGGCCATCAGTGGAACATGCACGGTAGTGGCTCAGGCGTAGCCGATGCGCTTGACACTATGGCCAGAGGTGATGGCAACATTCGTGGAATAGCTCAAGCACTGTTCCAAATCGGTGATGCGCTTGAGTCAATCTCAAAAACTTACGCTCGTGAGCTTGATGCAAAGCTAGAAGGCGAAATATAATGAGCATGATCCCAGCCGACAGACTAACCAACACGGAATACCATGCCAAAAAGGATCACATATCGTCATCTGACGTTAAGATGGTTCACAGCAAGTCGCTGGCACATTGGAAGGCGAAGACATACAGCCCAAGCCCAGTGTTTGATATGGGAACCGCCGTACACGCAATGGTGTTAGAGGATGGCAAAAGCATCATCCGTGGGCCAGAGACCCGCCGGGGCAAGGCTTGGACGGAGGCACATGAAGAAGCACAGGCAAACGATCAGACCTTGCTGACCGCCGGCGACTATGACCTTGCGCGGAATATTGCCGATAGCGTGCTGTTTCATCCAGCGGGTCAACGCATGGCTGGGCCGACAACGGTCAACGAGGCCAGCTTTTTTGCCACTGACCCTGAGACTGGGCTGAAAATCAAGTGCCGCCCAGATAGCTATTGGGATGCCAAAGGTGTCCTATACGATCTCAAGACGTGTCAGGATGCTTCACCCAGAGGCGTGGCGAAGGACATGATTTCGTACAACTACGCAATACAGCAAGCCTTCTATATGCACTGCATAGAGCAGGCTGGCTATGAGGCGTCACAGTTTGTATTTGTTCACGTCGAGAAGTCTGGCGCGTTTGCAGTCTCGACAAATATCATACATGAGGAATATCTTGACTGGGCCAAGGCAGAAATGCACATGATCCTGCGCAAGATTGCAAAAGCCAACGAGGCCCAGAAGTGGGACACTGGTTGGTCAGATCAAACTAATGTGATTGATCTGCCACGATGGCTGCGCTTAGATGCAGTCGAACTTTAATAGCTTGGAGAAAAACAGATGGCTAAAACAGACTTCAAACCCGTAATGATCCGCAACGTGGAATTTAAGTACCCCCGGCTGAATGCCTGCTACCGTTACAATACTTCGGAAAAGAAGAGCGAAGAGTGCGCGCCAACAGCGTCAAACGCGGCTTACTCTATCGCTTGGGAGATGCAGGCCGATGACGCTAAAACGCTGCACGCCGAGTTGAAGGCACACTATGAGACGTGCCAGACGAAAGCGCCATTCGGTAAAATTTTCGGCATGAAGAAACTTGACAGCGGCAACTATGAGTTCCGCGCCAAACGCAACGGCACAAACAGCCAAGGCCAGCAGAATGAAAAGCCTCGCGTTATTGACGGCATGAAGCAACCGCTGGCCGACACAGCTTTCTGGGGTGGCTCAAAGGGCAGCATCAAGGTGACAGCGTATCCCGTGACCGATCCAGACGGCAACGGTGGCATTTCGCTGCTGATCGACACCGTGCAGGTTACGCACGCAGTGTACGGCGGCGGCGGCCTCGATGACTTTGACGAAGTGCCAACGACGATGGCTGGCGGCGTTGACGCATCGCTGGATGACTTTGGCCCAGCCGCAGCGGCAACAGCGTCGCCAGCGCAGGACATGGCCGACGCGCTCGACGGGGACGAAATTCCGTTTTGAGTATAAGAAAACCCCCGGCAGTTGGGACGCTGCCGGGGGTTAAAGTGAAAGCGAACCCACGATTGGATGGAGAAAGGTCCGAACATGCACAGACTAACAAAGACAAGCGACGTTGGCAAGAAAGAGCTGCTACTTGCAGCCGGTGCGCGCGACACTCGCATTAATCAAACCGGGTCAGAGTACGACGGCATCACAATCGGCAAAATAGCTAAGCTCGTCAGCGAGCCACAGGCGACCGAAAAGGCCGACGCATTATTTTTCATTCCGTCAACTTACCGCGAACACGATGGCAGAAGCCACGCGACACAGCGCGAGCATGGCGAGTATTGGATGCTGGCTATTGACGTTGACGAGGGCGACCCATCGCTCACTGAGGTCAAGTCAGCCGTTGAGCGTGTCACAGGCAACGCATCCTCACTGATTTATTCGTCATCCGGGGCAACAGAAGACAATCGCAAGTGGCGTGCGCTCATCCCGCTGTCAGAGCCGATCAGCGGTGAGGACTACGTTGACGCCCAGCTCGCACTGTTTGACCTCATGCAGCAGGAAGGCATCACTTGTGACGCAGCCCTCTCGCGCACAGGTCAGCCGATCTATCTGCCAAATGTGCCGCCAGCTCGACGTGATAACTTCGGACAGCCAGAGTTTTATCATGGCCTGCGCAATCGCGGTGAGGGTCTGCTGATCCCAACCGAAAGCAAAATCTGGGCAAACTTGATTTTTAGGCGGAAGAATGAAGCCATCGCAGCTGAACGTGCCGCCGCCGAGCGTCAAGTTCGTGCGCAAAATCGTGCGCAACAGCGAAAAGATTTCGATGACGTTGATCCAGTTGCCGAGTTCAACCGTAATAATACAATAGCCGACATGATGCTGCGCCAC